TGCTGTTAATGGTACTGCTACACCTTATGTAAAAACACCTACAGCTTTATCACCCGTAAGTATTTATTTAAGTGCAAGAAATAATAATAATGGTTCTGACGATTTACATTCATCAAGAGAATTAGCATTTGCACATATTGGGACGGGTTTAACACAAGCAGAATGTATTTTACTATATAACAGAATACAAACATTTCAAACAACTTTAGGACGGCAAGTATGAGACAAGTAGCAATAATAACCAAAGAAGAAAAAGACAAATTAATAGGGCAACAATTTATGACTGATGTATATTTTAACCCTATTCAAGATTTGGATGATAATTGGGTAATTTCAAGCGAGGAAATAGACCAAAGCGAAGACAAAGAAATAATATCTTTTAAAGATTTAAGATTAAATACTCACCGAGAAAAAAAAGCTTTAACAGAAGAACCACCAAAAGAGGAACCACCAAAAGAGGAACCACCAAAAGAAGAACCAATAAAAGAGGAACCACCAAAAGAAGAACCACCAAAAAAAAAATAAATGAAAAGTAATTACATAGCAACACTTTATTTTATTGTAGGTTTTTTAACTTCGTTTTCTTTAATGGTTCAAGGCGAACAACTTTACGTTAATTTAGCAGGGTTAACATTATTTTTATATTTACTTTTCAGTTTAACTGAAGCACTTGAAGATTTAGGACTATGAAAACACAATTATCATTATTATTATTTTCAATACAAAAAGAAATTTTGACTCTTATATCTATTTGCTTTGCATTTTTTATACCAATAAGTGGTATTCTTATAATGATAGGAGTACTTATAGCTATTGATACTTTTACAGGAATATGGAAAGCTAACAAGTTAAATGAAAAAATAACTAGCAGAAAGCTTTCATCTATTATAAGCAAGTTAGCACTCTATGAAATTACTGTTATAATGTTCTTTCTTATAGATGCTTTTATTCTTAATGATATTATTCTTACTTTCTTTAGTGTACCATTTATGCTCACTAAAGTAACTGCATTAGTATTGGCTAGCATAGAGGTGATGTCTATTAATGAGAACTACAAGATAGTTAAAGGCATAGACCTATGGCAGTCAATGAAGTTATTATTTGCTAGAGCTAAGGACATTAAAAAAGATATAGATAAAATAAAATGAGCTGCTACACAAAAGAACAAATAGAAAAGGCTGTTAAATCTAAGGAGTTTTCTTGGTTTGAAAGTGGAGATTTAAATCTTAATATAGTAGGAATTAGAAACTCTGCTACAGATACAAAGGTTACTAATCTTTTTGATGATTGTTTAACTCTATCATATAAGCTAAATGGAGTATGGCAGTTCCATTGTTGGCAAAATACTACAGACCCCGGTAAAAAAGGAGTATTAAAATTTGGTAACTCCAAAGGGATAGCTAGATTAGTTCCTGATCAGTATAGAGGAGTATATTCAATATCTTTACATAGTGGTAAATATCAAGCTCTTTGTCAAAGACTAGGAAATGTTACTGTATGGAGAGATAAAAATAGAGATTTGGTTTATGATGAAGTAGTAAAAGATACAGGGATGTTTGGCATAAATATACATAAAGCAGGACAAGATTCTACATGGGTAGACAATTGGTCACATGGATGCCAAGTATTTAAAAAAGTAAAAGACTTTAATGAGTTTATGTCTATTTGTAAAAGTGCATCTAAAATTTGGGGTAATAAGTTTACTTATACCCTAATAGATTCAAATGATTTAATTAATTAAGAATGGCTAAAATAAAATTAGAGATAACAAAAAAGGTTAAACCTAAAGTTAAGCGTACAAACGTACATGCAAAAAGCAAGACTTCTAAATTAAAGTCAAGTAAAAATTACAAGAAAATTTATTCAAGACAAGGAAAATGAGAAATTTTTTAGCCGGCACAAAGACAGGAAAGTCAAAGACAGCGAAGTATTATCAAGAACATCCTGAAGCGAGAAAAAAGAAGGTTAAGTATGATATGAAGTATCATGACACCAAAGAGCGTAGAAAATATCGAAGAGATTTAGAGCGTACTAATAGAAAAAATGGTACAAGCGGAAACCACGATGGAATTGATAATGCGCATGTTTCTAAAAAGAAAACAGTACCTCAAGCTCAATCTAAAAATAGAGCAGATAAAAAAAGAAACTTTTTTAAAAAATAAACTATGTATCGTATTATATTATTAATAACAGTTATTTTTCTTTATGGATGCTCAGCTCAGTATCATCTTAATAAAGCTATTAAGAAAGGATATAAATGTGAAGAGACAGGAGATACTATTAGAATTACTACTATAGACTCTATCCCTGTTATAATTAATGATACTATAGTGTGGGAGAAAATTATTAACACTAAAGATACCATTATTAAATACAATACTGTTTATGTTCCTAAAACTAGATTAGACAAAAAAATAGAATATAGAATCAAAGTAAAAACTCTATATAAAGATAGAATAGTATATAAATATAAGTATAGAGCTGAGGGTAAGAAAGCTCAAACTGAAGTTAAAAAAGCTAAGTTAGAAGTTAAAAAAAATCAACCAAAAAAGAATTTCTTTTGGCTTGGAGTTTTAGTAGGAGTATTACTTTCAATTATTATTTCATTGCTTTGGAAAATATTTGTTAAAAAAGCATTACATTTGTAACTAACTTAAATTAAATAAAATGAAAAAAGTAGAAGACAATAATATCCAAGATATTATTTTTGCAACAGAAGAAGAATTAAAAAACATTAGAGAAATGAACTCTGATTTTTCTAAAGCAAAAATGAATCTCGGTGATTTAGAATTGCAGAAGCAAAGTTTAATAAAATACATAGACAGTATTAAGGATGTGTTTTCAAAACACGAAAAGATACTAATGGAAAAATATGGTGAAGATGCTGTAATAAACATTGAGACAGGAGAAATAACAAAAAAACAATAAAGCAAAATGGGAAAAATAAGTACATATACAGTTTTATCAACACCTACATTAAACGACAAGTTAATTGGTACTGATACAACCACAAATGATGAAACTAAAAATTTCTTAGTTAGTGATTTATTGGCTTTAGGTGTTGGCGGTACAGGAGCAACAGGACCTCAAGGCCCACAGGGAATAGCAGGAGTAACAGGGGCTCAAGGAGTTCAAGGAGTACAAGGCATTCAAGGTTCAGTTGGACCAATAGGTCCTGCGGGATTAAATTGGCAAGGAGCTTATAGTCCAACAGGTACATATGTTCTAAATGATGCCGTTGGATTTGGAGGTGCTTCTTACTATAATATTTTAGCATGTTCTTCATGTGCGGGTGACCCATCTTTAAACACTACAAATTGGGCATTGTTAGCAAATATTGGAGCAACAGGTCCACAAGGTCCTGCAGGTATTCAAGGCATTCAAGGTTTAACAGGAACACAAGGTCCTCAAGGAGTAACAGGTGCAACGGGTGCAACAGGCGCAACAGGAGCAACAGGTGCAAGTTCAGGAGGAAATATTGGTAAACTTTTAGGAGGAGGAATAGTTGTAGCAGAATGGGATGAAAGTGGAGTTCAAAAAGCTCTTGTAGCAAGTTTAACTAATTTATCTGCAGGTCTTCCATGGTCTTTACTTGCTTATCAAAGCACAAGTACATTTTCATCTGCATCCACTTCAAATGGCTTTAATAATACAAATGGTATTATAGCACAAACAGGAGTGCCTGCTGATGTTACATATGCCGCAGGACTAGCTAGATTACATAATGACGGCGGGTTTACTGATTGGTATTTACCTGCAATTTGGGAGTTAAATTTGTGTTATAATTCAGCAGCAATAGTAAATAAAGTATTAGGTCCAACAAATGGATTTCTTTCAGCAAGTTATTGGAGTTCTACTGAGTATTCTTCTAATAATGCATTTATTAAAAATTTCTTTAGTGGCACTAATATAACTAACGGTAAGGGCAACACTTGGGTTGTCCGAGCTGTTCGTATTCATAATATTTAGAACATGGAAATAAGAAAAATTTCTGTTGGACCTGACTATAAAGGAGGTGCAATGCATTATATCGTAGGGCAAAAAGTTTTAAATGAAACGTATGAAATACATCTAATAAAACTTGAAGACTTTACTCAATCTATAAAAATATTCATCATAAACGAATCAAATGAGATTCTTTTATGGAAAGAATTTACACAAACTATTCCAATCTCTATTGAATACAATATATTTTATTAATGAAATCCCCATTTTATTTTATTGTTGAATCTTTAATAAATAAGAGGTACAACAATACAAAAACCATCAGTGGACTAGAAATTATTACAAGTACATCTGAAGAAGACTATATATCTTCAAATAGATTCGCTAAGGTAATAGAAGTTCCATTGGGTTACAAAGGTCCAATATCTTCAGGAGACACACTGCTTGTTCATCATAATGTATTTAAGTATTATTATGATATGAAGGGAAATCAGAAAAGCGGCAAGAGTTTTTTT